GACGAATTCGTTGATGCGCTGGTTTGCCAGCGCCACCACGACGGGTGCGTTGGACTCGGTCAGCTTCCAGGTGCCCCACGGGGTAGGCCGCCCGTCGATGGGGCTGAATTCGCCAGCGGGCAGCAGCTGGACTTCAGCGCCCGCGCCTGCGCCGACCTGGAATGTCAGCGCGGCGATATTGGACTTGCGGGGTTTTGCTTTGATCGTCATGAGGCGCCAATGCTCCCGCAACGGCGCCCATGAGACTACTAAAGTCTTTTGGGCCGATAGCCGAATTAACAAATTGACGAATTGCGCAATTTGTCAATTTGCATTCGTCAATTGACGTTTATTTCTCTGACTTGAATGCGTCGGTCTTGTCCTGGAGCATCTGTTCCAGGTGCGCCCGGCGCCCGCCCGGCGGGTAGTGAAAGGCCGGATCCACGCCGGTCGGCACCTGCATGATCTCGCCGGTGCGCTTGTTGACCATTTCGCGCATCACCTCGGGCGGCGCGGTGCCCACCTTCAGGCCCTCACGCTCAAGCATGGGGGCCGTGTGCTGGATGACCGTGCATTTGCACTTCCATTCCTTGATCGGATAGTGCGTTTGCCAGAACGGATGATCGGCGGGCAGCACCAGCCCGGCATAGGCCAGGTGCGTGTGGCGCGGGTTCATTGAGGCGCTGCGCACATATTCTAAAAATGGGAACAGCGCCTGGTTGCGCTGGATACGCTCCCACTGGCCCTCGCTGTAAGCCGTGGCCAGGTTGGTGTCATAAATGGTTTCCAGCCGCCTTGGGCTGCCCAACTGCACCAGCTTGGTTTCGCCGGTGAGCGGATCGGCCATTTCCTTCTTGCCCCACCAGCCGCGCTTGACCAGGCGCGGCATCAGCGCCTTTTGAAATGTGGCCAGCGTGGTGCCATCGGCAATGGCCGCATCGACAAAGGACCGGATCTCGGTCAGCAGGTCCAGCTGCATGGCTTTTGCGACCGTCCAAGCCGCCTGATGCTCCTGCTGCCAGACATCGCGGTAGTCGAAGCTGATGCGAAAGCCTTTCTGGCGGAAAAAGTTGATGGCTTCTTCCGGGTTGACGGCTTTCAGCAAAGGCTTCAAATCAAACTTTTTAGCCATTTAATGCAGCGATCCCTCAATCCGGCCGCAGGTGCAGCTGAGCTTGCGGATCAACTCGCAAGCCAAGGCATTTAAGACCCGTTTAGCCGCCTCGCACGGAAAAATCCTAGGGGTCTGTAGCCCCGTCCCAGAAAAACGCCTTAAAACGCCCCTTATTTTGAGCATCATCACGCGCCTGGCTTCTTGACCTGGTTGAGCTGGCCCCACGCCCTCGCCGCAAACTGGCCACGCGCCAGCATTTCGACCAACTTTACCGGGTCAACCTGGCTCAACGCGCCCTCCAGCAAATCGCGGAACTCCTGCAAACTGCTGGCGCTGTCCAGCGCAGTCTGGATGGGCTTGAGGGTCTCTCCCAGCACTTCTTGCCAGTCGCCCTGCATTTCGGCGCTCAGGTCGTCCAGCTCGTCGCCTTCACCGGCACCGGCAACCGGCGCCAGCGGTGGTTGGGCCTTGAGTCTGGCGCTGGGCGGCGCGCCCGTATTGACCGCCGGGCGGTCTTCGGGCGGCACCGTCATTTCTGGGCGAGCCAGCTGCAGTACCTCGTCGCCCGCATCGGCCATCGGGATTTTGAGCTTTTCGTGTGCCCATGCGCGCTTGATGCGCATGCCCATGCCCACAAACTTGGGCATGGCCTCGCTGTAGAGCTTGATGTCCTCCGGCTCCTGGGTGTCAAACACAAGGCGCGGGCAGCGGCGAGGATCAGCCAGCCCCTTGTTCAGCGCCAAAATCGGGTAAATCAACTGGCGGGTCAGCGTGGCGGCCAGTTGCTTGGCATCGGCATCGCGCAGGTCTTTGCGCACTTCGTTGTGGACATTGCCCAGCGCCTGGCTGCCGTGTGTGCCTTCGCCGCTGGTCAGCGTGCCGCCCAAGATGGCCTTGGACATCGTGCGCTCCATCAGGCTGATCATGGCGTCGAACGTCTTGTGGTCGCCTTGGGCGGCGGTCTTGAAGTCGATCATCATGCCCTGCGGGATGATGGCCGCTGCATCGTGTCCAATGCCCACTACGGCGCGCAGCAGCGTGGCCTTGTCCTCTTTGGTGGCGCTGGCGTTGTACGTGCCCAAGCGCAGCGGCAGGCCGTAGATTTCCAGAAACTCGGCCAGGTCGCGCACCGCGTAGTTCTTGAACAAAAACGGCCAAGTCAGCACCCGGAACAGGCCAGAGCGCGACACATAGCCGCTGCGCGCCCGGTGCTGGTGCATCAGCCAGCCAAACTCCCACAGCCGCTCGCCGTCGGCGGTGTTGTCGCGCAGGCGCAGCTCGTTGCGGCTGATGTCAGGGTTTAAAGCTGTCTTGAACCAGCCTTGAGGCCGGTGCTTGATCTTGACCGGAACATCCCAGCCATCCACCCGGCCCCAGCTCATTTCCAGCGGCGCAAAGCCGTGGCCAATGCCGTCCGTCATATCAAACAGCACGTCGCCAAAGTCCTCCATCGCCTCCAGCGTCTCGCAGACAAACTCGGCGTCGGCCTTTTCTGCCGCTGTCGCGTTCTTCGGCGGCACGATGGCCCAGTCGAGCTGCTGCACTGCCATGCGGCGTTTTTGCAGCTCGCTGAACAGGTGGCCGTCCTTTTCCTCCATGTCGGCAAACAGCTCGTGCTGGGCCGTCAGGTCGCCCTGTTCGGCGCTTTGCAGGATGTTGGCCAGGCGCGGCGGCGTCAAGCCCCGGCTGGGGTGGTTGTCGAATTCGTGGCGCAGCTGCGCCAGGCGCGCCGTCTGCGGTTCTTCCAGGCGGGCGCTTTCAATCGGATTGCCGAATTGGTCAAGGATGGCCATGCAGGTCTTTCTTATTAGATGGGCGGCTTACCAGGCACCGCGCTGGGAGCTGCCCAGATCGCGGTCGAGGTCGCTGTCGCGGTCATTGGCGGGCGCATCCCAGCGGCTGTGGCTCGGTGGCGCGCCTTCATAGGCATAGTCACCGAGTCCGGCCAGCGTGCGGCTAGCAAACCAGGCCAGCGACCCGGCAATGAAGGTGTCGCCGTGGCGCTTTTTCTTTTGCGCGTCCTGGGTGCGCAGCTCTGGAATCTGCGGGATGCCTTTGATGACTCTAGGCACCCGGTGGTCGGCCAGCACGTCGGCGTCCATCGGCAGCTCGATGAGCCGGTCTTCAAACGCGGCTTTGTAGGGCGGCAGATGCTCAAGATACCAGGGCTGCGTGGCCATGACGCACAGGATGCGTGTGGGGCCGTATTTTTGGGCCGTCTCTTCGGCCATTTGCGAGCCTAGGCCGCGCCCGTCCAGCCCGGCACCGACAAAGCGCGGCAGCCGGTCGAGGATGTACCAGAGCAACTGCAGTTGCTGGCGAAACGGCATGCCGCGTAGCTCCACCACGAACGGGCAGTACCGGCTCAGGTTCTGGCGCTGCAGCAGCGGGAAAAAGGCGCTCAGGTCACCCGTGCGCGCAAAGTCGCCGCCCAGGAAGCTGGTTTCATGCTTGGGCAAGGCGTCCAGCAGCGGCTTGAGGTTGTCCTCGCACCAGCCCAGAATCGTCGAGATTCGGCGCTCTTCAGGCTCAAAAGTGAAAGCTGGGGCGCGTTGGTCGCGCAGCACCGGCCAGCCTTGGCGCATCTGGCCCTCGACCAGCTCACGGGTCAGGAAGGCGCCGCTGCCGTGCTTGGGCACGCAGTCCAGCTCTTCCTCGGCGTCATCGCCATAGTTGGCCCGGATTTTGGCCTCCCAGGCGGCTTGCCCCTCGGCGCTCCAGGCTTCGCCCGTGCGCAGGCAGATGCGCTCGTACAGACCCTCGGCCAGCGCCTCGCCAAAAGTGAACCGGTGGACGCTGTACGGAAAGCGCTCGGCCCGCGTGTCTTTGATCAACTGGTTGAACGGGTTGTCGTCGCCGTCGTGGGTGCTGATGATGCGCAGGTCGCCGCCCCAGATCAACAGGGCCATCGCCGCTTTCAGAATCTCGCCCTGAGCCTCGTGGAAGGCGGCCTCGTCCAGAATCACCCGGCCCTGTTTGCCGCGCAAGTTGCGCGGCTTGGAGCTGAGCGCGGTGATGCGGTTGCCGCTGGCAAACTTGATGCTGAAAGCAAAGACCGATTTCTTCTCTTCGCCCTCCAGCCAGACCTCCTCAGACACCTTGATGGCCTCGGCCACGCTGTTGAAGTGCTCGGCCCACTGGGCGCAGTCGAGAATGAACTCGATGGCCATATCCTTCACATAACCGATATACCAAACATCCTGCCCGCTCTTCGCCGCCGCGCACAGCACCGAGTCGCAGGCCTCGGCCCAGCTCAGGCCGATACGGCGCGACTTCTCCACGACCTTGACCTGCGCCTTGTCGGCCAGCCAGCGCTGCTGGTAGGGCAACAAGACGGCGGGCACACGCGACTCGAACTTGTAGTCGGCCTGCACGCCCAGCGCCCGCATTTCAGGCGTGATGAGGCTGGCGCCGCTCATGCCTTCTTGGCCTCGGGAATTCCCAGAATCTTGGTGCGGATCAGTTCGACGGCCTCATCGCTCAAGCCGGCCTTTTTCGCGGTCTTGGCCACATCGGTGGCGACCTTGGCCGCTTCGGCAGCAATCAGCTTGCGCAGGTTGATCGCCTTGTCCACCGCCAGTTTGTCGGCGCTGGCCAAGTCCTTGATCGCCTTGCCCAAAAACATCAGGTCTTCCGGGCTGGCCGTGTCCAAGTCTCCAATGCTCTTCCAGGCCACCACCCGCAGCATCTCCAGCAGCATGCGGCCCACGTCGCCCTCGGGTTCTTTGCCCAGCTTGTCAACCCACACGGCGGCCACTTGAGTGGCTTGGCGAAAATCTTCTAGGCGCTCACGGGCATTCTTGACGTAGCGCCCCACCGATGAGCGCGACGCTTCGCCGCCCAGCGCCTCGACGAGCCGGACGATTTCATTGATCGTTGCG